GGATGGGCAAGTTCTCTACGAACTCGAAGAAGTCGGGATTCTGGGCGGCAAACAATATAGGGGCATGATCCAACTGTGCATCCAGTGCAGCCAAGAAGGCGTTCAAAGCGTTGACAACGTCTGCCACTTTCTGACGAAGGTCGGCCTTGCTTGTGGCTTGTGCTATTTGGGCTGCGATGAAAGCTTGTGTATCCATTTAAACTTCCTTGAACGAGATGATAGTGTCTGGGCTGAAGCAAACCGGGTCGCCATTGACTACGCAATCAAGCCAACCGCCTTTGGTAAATCGAATGAAGACAGCTTCGACGACGCCGGTATTTAGGGTGATAGTGTATGTCTTACCTGGAATCATGGTGCATCCGCCGCTTTCTGGACTACGATCATGTTGCTCAAGTTCGAAGTCGACGTGTCAACCGCCGTGAACTGACTGGCGCTCAGATTGATAGTCCAAGGTGTTGTGTTGCATGGGTTCTTGCTCAAGAGCGAAGTCCAGACACCGCCCGTAAGGTAATAAACTGTAATGACGGTCCCGCTTCGAATGTAGCGGATTTTGCTCGACACCAAGCAGTCAGAAGGACGGGCGACGTACGTGCAACCTGATTCCGACGAATCGGTAGTGTATGCCCGGAATGAGCGCTGTGGCGACTCATAACGCTCTTGCATGCCTATGTAAATGGACTGAATATTGCCACCAAGTGCCGCGTCATAAATCCGAGTACTGAGTCGAGTATACGTACCCGCGTAAAGTGGAATCGTGAAGTGGGTGATGTTGTAGTCAAATCGAATGTCGAAGTCTCCGGCTGGCGTCTTGAGGTTTGGGTTGGTTTGGGCAAAGGCGCCAGTGCCGTCGCTAGTCGTAACCGAGAAGTCTAAGGCGCCAGTCGTAGTGTTGTAGGTAACATCGCCGTATTGGTAGGTGAAGATTCGGTTAGAGGTACCAGCGATACCTAAAGTCATCGAAGTCCAACCCTCAAGACCTTCATCCATCAACATGTCATTGGTCGAATCCATTAGGCGATCGCCCCAATGAGTTTACACGTCGCATATGACGTGTCGTGGCCTATGTAATAGACAAGCAAATGTTTGGTGTTTACCGTTGTCGACAAAGCAGGGACAGCCCCGCCGCCAAATCTCCAGAACGAATTGAACGCCAGTGTCTTCACAGCCGAAGCGTGTTGATAGAAGTCAATACAACCCTTCATCCCAGCCGCAACTCCCGATGGCGCATCAAGGGTTGTATTTTCTGTCAGAGTATGATAGAAGTGTCTACCTGACGTCAGACTGACTGCAATGTGGTTTGATGTCGAAGTGATTTGGGTCGGTGTGTCAATTGTCAGCATCGAATTCAAAGTGGTATAAGACCCACCATTTGAACTCAACTCAGCTACGCCTGCATTCGAACGCCAAGCGATACCACCCGAAGCACTGACGGGAGCGCTCGGGTCAGAAAGCATCGCCAAACATGAAGCGCTCGTGAGAGAGCCAGACTTCAGAACGAACAACTTCTCTACCGGAGTCCCGCCGATGCCAGTTCTCAATGAAAGCAACTTGGCGCTTGAGTTGACGGAACCGTCGGCTACTGAAGTTCCAATCTGGACAACCAGGTCAGAAGCTCCGGTCCCGTTCGTATTCGAAACGATGGGGGTGATGATCTGGTCTACCGTCTTGGCACCCGCGCCAAGTGTCTGGGCTACAAGGTTGACTTTGCCTGCTACTGTGGCGGAAGCGTCGGGAACTGAACCCGCGCCACCACAGTCAATCCATGTCGAGCTATCTCGGAAGCGGAGGGAGTGCGCAGCTGAATCGTAGTAGACGTGGCCTTCAACTGGTGTTCCAGGTGCAGACCCGGGGTTGAACTTGGCATATGGGACAGAGACTTCGCCCGTGAATGCGGCGCCAGCCAGCGCAGCTCGAAGTCCGAGGGCGGTTACAAGGTCCGTCTGTGAAGACAGAGTGCCTGTAATGCTACCCCAAACACCACCCCCTCCAACGCCCAAGGCGGCATACGCCCCACCATTTTGGGAGACTTCGGCTACGCCAGCATTATTGCGGAACCGGATTCCACCGGCCGGGGAGACAGGAGCCGTAGGATTAGAAAGCAGTCCAAGGGCACTGGGCATCGTTTTGATGCCAGCACCTAGCACTTGGTCAAACAACGACACCTTGCCAGCTACAACGGCCGAGACATCAGGAAGCGGACTTGGAATAGCAATCGACATTAAGACTCCTGAAGTGAGGTCCGTTAGAGTCTCTTACCGCTTAATGTATAGTAATGGTCGGATGCGGCCTAGGCTGGGGTGGCTGCGAGCACGAATTGGGGTAGGTCGACATAATCCTTCACGAGCACCCGAGCTTGAGCCACAAGCGACCCGGTTCCAGTAATAGTGAATTGTTTGTCTGCCATGATGCACCTAGATAGAACTACGGGGCTAATTACTTGACTTTGACTACTTGGGACGTGTAACCGGCTGCTAAGGAAGATTGGAGCGCGATTGCAGCCGCTTTGACTTCGGCTACGTATGGGATTGTCATGACAGACAGAGCTTGAATGAAAGTGTCGAACGCCGTCTTGAACGTGGTTCCAAGGATGACGGTTTCTGTAGCCACTTCCGAATGCTTGACGCCTAGTTCAACACTTCCTGATCCAACTCGGACTCCGACGTTGCCTTGCTTGCCGATGACAGCCGCATCCGTCTTGAACTCGGAAAGCCTCTTGGCGTTGCTTCGGGTGCCAGGTATAAAGAAGCCATCGGACAAATGGTGTTGACGCTGTGTGTCTGGTGTCGATACGCTACCTGTGTCAGCCCATGCACCCGTGTCGACGTCAGAGAATACAACCAGACCTTCGTCGCCCTGCTGTAGGGGAAAGGTGACGGCGAACTGGCTTCCACCTGGGAACTGAACCGGTACACCTACGAGGATCGGGAATGGAACGTAAGCCCCGGTTGGGGTGGTGTCTTTGACTAGGGGTTGGCAGGTACAAGTCTGGGTCGCTGCGTCGAATGACTCGATTCTCGCAGGAAGCGAAACGTGCAACCCAGCGTTAATGGCCTGTCGGATGATGTCGTATAGTTCCGGATTCAATTACATAACCTCAAGAGTTGTAGTCCAGGGCGTATTGCCATGGGTGTCGAACTTGTGCTCAATCGATGTTACTTGGAAGTAGCCACTCTTGGTCTTCGATGTAACGTGAACCTGTTGATTGACTTGAATGAGCGGCAGAAGCAAACATTGCAACTTCAACTTCTTCATCTTGGCTTTGGCTTTGGTAGCCGCACTCGTGTCAAGGCTGTTGAGAGTGTCGACGGACGAAGTGAAATCAGGTGACCCAATCAAGCCGGTCTGGGCGCTCAACTCGTAGACTACCGCTTTGCTAGGCTGATTCTGTAGAACGGCATGAAGTGCCATGTTTTGGATTGAGAGTTCGATTCCATTGCCGACTAAGAAATCGCCTAGGATGCGCAGAGACGAGCCGGAATCCGAGAACCCCCTCCGGTACACCTTCGGCGTCATCGACGTAACCAGCGCCCGGACAGAGCCCTCACCTAGGCCTGTTTCGGCTACGACAGAGTCGATCAGTTTGTTCGCGATTTGGGTCGCCGTCGAATTCGGCTTGAAGCTGACTTGCATGTTTCCGAGCGCATGGGCGCGCCCACCATCGGAACATCGAAGGGCGGTGACCTGGCCATCGGCTTCCGATGTCGTCAAGCACTGCATGATGTTGCCACGGAAGATGACACCCTGGGTTTCATCTTGGTAGCCAACTGTCAACGAGACGTCGCCCAACGTCGACATCTTGGCGAGAGAAGTAGGAGACACATTCCAGAGTTTGATTTCAGACGTGTTCGGATTCTTGGTGTTGTCCGCCTTGACAGTTACAGCGCACCTCAAGTCCGTAACCGTCCAAGTCTGGGTTGCAGTCGTCGCCTTAATGGAACGAGTAGGAGGCGGGTTGGCCTCATAGACAACGTTCAATGTGTACGAAGGTAGGAACATTAGACAGCCAATGGGTTGACAACGATGAGTTTGTAATTGACACCCAAGTCATACAACCCAGGGGCCGATGGGCCATCCTTGTCGAGGAAGATTCCTGATGTCGGCAAACGAGAATCGGTGTATTTGAACAGCCGAATGCCAGGGATGACTTTCGAGACTGCGATGACGCCGTCTTGGTCAGCAATCGAACAAGTCCAACTCGAGTCCCGCTCATTCCAATTGAACTCAAGCGTGTATGGCAAACCATCGATGTCGAGGTAGAGGGAATACCACCAAGTTCCATCTGTCTTCGTAGGTATGATTGAGTATTCCATTAGAGCCCCAGCAGTCGGTGTGCAAGGCTTCGGGTTGGCGCAGAGTCAGTTGTCGCCTTGGCTGGCTCCACCTTGTCTTCAGTCTTGCCTTTGGTGTCCGCAGACCTCTTCTGAACAACGACTTTCTTACCCGCTACCCACTTCGTCTTGACCATCTTGACTTCTTGTAGGTTGAGAGACAACTTGAGTTGGCTCGCCTTGCTTGTACGAGTGTAGCCAACGCTAGTCAAGATGTAGTCGATGAATGAAGGGCCATCTGTTCGGACAGTCACCTTCGATGCAGCCGACTGCCACAACCGAAGTTGATTCAGAATCTGAGCGGCTCGGCCAACGTAGCCCTCTTTCGAATGGGTGAAGTCTTGGGCGAGGGCTTCGATTTTGAGGGCGTGCGGCTTATCGACCTTGCCCGATGCGACGTCAAATCCGTCTTCGCAAGGCGCCGAAGTTACGGTCGAGTCAGTAACGTTGCCTTCCGAAACGAGTCCCGTGAGTTCGAGGGACGAAGTTCCGACTGATATTGTAAGAGTAGACATTAGCGTTGCCCTTGGATTGCTGCTACGGCTTCGAGGTGACGCTTCTGCATAACTTCGTCAACAGTCGCCGCAATCGCTTGGGGGTCAGCCGAGCCAGCGATATTGAACGTGAATGTTGTTGTCGACTCGAATGGCATCGTATTGGTTCCAACCTTGGCGCCAGCGGGCGGAAGGTCGACCTGGTTAGGTTGACGGCTAATGAAGTTGACACCTGGCGTCTGTGGCATAGTCCTAAGGTTAGGTGCCACGTACGGCTGGTTGACAAGCTCTTGGGTCGTCTTGATGATTTGGTTGAACTCGGTATTCGAGACGCCACCTAGGGCGCGGAACTTGGAGATCTTGGCAATCAGTTTGTCAATCCAATCGCAGATGGCAACAATGTCATCCTTCATCTCTTTCCAGCCGAGGAAGTTCCCGATCCAAATCAGAGCATCCTTCAATGCCCCCAGCGTGAGTTTGGCTGCTTTCTTGACGGCTTCATCAATCTGGTTGCCGAGGTTCTCAAGCCACTTGCCGACATCGCCGAAGACTGACTCGCCACCATGTAGACCAGTCCAGAAGTCGTCAACAATGAGAACGAGCGCCGCGAACGCTGCAACCATCGGGGCGATGCCAGCCGATGCTGTGATGAGCCCGTACACAGCCTTGATGAGAGCTGGAAACGCTACCATGGCGAGAGTCGTGATGACGGCGTCAAGTGCTTGTATAGCCAATTTTTGATTCTTCGAGTCGTCGAGCCACTCTTTGATTGCAGCCAACGGCTTCTCTACCGCCTTCAGTAGTAGGTTGAACGCCTTCCCGAGTTTGTCAATCGCATACCTAACCGCCGGGTTGGAGGCCAAGTCTGCAAATGTTTGGTAAATGTTGGCAAACGATTTGATGTTGGCTTCCGAAGCAAACACCTTGTCGAGTGACTTGCGAGCCAACGCCCATGACTTCTGAGCCCATTCGAATGCTTCGGATGCTTCTCGCTGGCCTTCCGTCAGTTTGACAGAATACTTCCTGGCCACTGCAATCGACTTCTCGATTTCAGCTCGGCCCTTCGACAGCATAGGAACCATGGCGGTTCCACCACGACCGAACACCTTTTGGGCCAACGCAACCCGTTCTGTTGCCGACTTCAAACCCTCCATCTTATCTGCTACCGACAAGAGGAGTTTGTCTACCGTCTTGAGTTGACCGTCGGAGTCTTTGAGGGCGATGCCAGACATGGCTTCCATCGCCTCTTGGGACCCATCGGCAGCTTCGGAAGCGGTACGAGCGAGCTTGCCTAGGGATTGGTCGAGTGTCTCAACTGAAACATCGGCGAACATTGCAGCCGCACGAAGCTCGATGAGTGTTCCAGCCGCGATTCCGAATTGCTCGGAAACACGACTCACCTCGTTTGCCGAGTCTGCTACACGCTCGATGACTTCGAGACCTTCGCCGATGACCTTCTTGATGCCACCGAAAACACGACCGACAGTCTTGTCAAAGAGCTCTAGTGCTTGGTTTGCGTTTGTCCATTCCTCAGACTTGAGGTTGATTCCAAGCGTAGCGAATAATTCTGCTATCTGCACTTTGACTACCTCTTCTGTGCGTCTGCTAGGACCTTACATCTTCGAACGTATGCTTTGTGTATGAATAGCAACTTGTCGAACGTCCAGGTTTCAATTTCGTTGTGGGTTGCGATTTGAGGGCCATCGTACGGCATGACCAATTGCAACCAGGTTTGATTGTCTTCGATGTCGTCTGTTTCCTTTTCCGATTCATCAATGAGGCAAGCACAGAGGGGACAGTTTTCAATCCCGTGCTCACAAATGGGACTTACGGTGTCGGTTTGGGGCTCACCAGCCGAATGAAAGATGCACCGAAGTTCAGCTTCAAGGCCGCAAACGAAGCCTTCAAGAGGGAGTCCGAGCAACCGGTGAATATCGAGTCCGGGTCGATGACCTTGCCATCAACCGTCGCCTTGGAGAGAAGGACGGTCATCGCGTGGGTGAGTTCGGCTTCATCAAGGATGTCAAGCGGCAACGAGTCGATGCCGACTTTGAGAAGGTCGACACCCTTATTCGCCTGCATGTATTTGCCCAGTGGCTTGCCGAACTTCTTGAGCAAACGAGAGAGCAACATGGTGGCTGTCACACCACCAAGCGGCTTGATTTCGATTTCCTTGGGTCCGTCTACTGTCTCGAGTGTTAGTTTCATGAATCCTCCTCAGGATTTGTTAGAAATTGCTACCAACGTGAACTTGGAGTTTCGAGCAACGGATCTTCCAAACCCGGTTGCCCGACTCTTTTGCGAACTCGACGTCTGGGTAGCCAGTCAGATAAGCCGAGTCCGAAGACATCAGAGTCGTACCGTTCAAGTCTTTGAGCAAGAACGGCTTGAAGATGACGGTGCCAAGCGCCTTCATGGCAGTCACATCTGCCGACCAAAGGGAGTTAGTGACCGAGGTCTGAGCAATGGTGACCTCGATATCAGCCGAGTTGTCAGCGCTCACGTTGACGACTTCGGTGCCATCGACAAGCATGGTGCTAGACGTCATGGGTGCAGACGGCGTGACCTTGACGAATTCGACTTGGAGCGCCTTGACGCCACCATAAACGGTCTGAAGTTTGTTCGCGGAGTATTGGGGCATTGACGTATTCCTTACAGAGTGACAGTGAGGTTGATGAGAGTCCGGAGGATTGCGCCAGTGAACTGGACACCAACCGCGACATTGGGGAGAATTCCGAGGGCTTTGTTGGCACTCGAGACGCTTGCGGCAGTCGGCATAACCACAGTCCAACCCGAAGCCCAAACGCCAGCCTTCTCGGCTCGTGCGCAGACGCCGCGGATTGCGGACTCGATGGTTGCGATACCTTCATCTGTGAAGGGAATCTTGTCGTTCTGCGTCTCGCAAATCGCGATCTCTTGGGACAACTGAGCCTTGAACCAATCGAGGTCTCGTGTGTTGTGAGCCAGTGTGCCCTTGGTGTTGAACGGGGCATTGACAACAGTGACACCACCGTATGAATACACGATTCCGCAATTCTTGGCTTGAGCCGCTACCTTCTGTGTATCAGTCAGAGCATCGGCAACCACGCCGTTGATTTTGGCCGAGCGGAAGGTAACCGAACCCGGGTCGCGGGTCAGAACATAGCCGGCTAGTGCGGTACCGGGGAGAGTTGAGCCAGCCGTACGCGAGAACACCAGGTCACACCGGTCGTTGTTGGTCGCCTTGACAACGTAAGCAACGTCGGTCGTCGAGGCACCGTCATAGACAGCCGAGTCCTGAGTCGAAAGAACCGCAAGCTTCTCATTCGCCAGGGCGTATGCAGCCGCGATGACGAGTTCAGCCTTGCCAGCGGTCGCCATGTGAAGCGTGTACCATTCGTTGTTCTCAAGAGCAATGGCCGCAAGGTCAGCCGCTAGACCAGCATCCGCTTGATTCTGCGAAACCGTCCAACGGGCAAGCGACAGAGCGCTCGGGACTGCAGTGAAGAAGACGCCAGGTGCCGAAGCCTTAAGGCGGAGATAGGTCGTTCCATCTGTCGCAACAACGAGAGTGCTACCCGCGTTGATGGCCGTCACAAGAGCGCCGATGACCTCAGCCGCGGTCGTGGTGCTGTCAGACGCGTAAGAGAACGTGGCGCTAATGCCAGTCGGTCCAACAATGTCAATCGCGTATGTAGACGAGTTGGCGATGACGGGAGTGAAGTCGATTGTCAAGTCAGGCGGGTTGTCGAGACGACCCAACATCACTCGGTCAACCGCAGACGCTTGGCTGAATAGAGGTGCCATGGCGCGGTAAGAGGCGCTGTAAGTCGGGAAGTCAGCCGCAACGCCAGCCAAACTCGAATACTCACGGACCCTCGAAGTGAACCCATTGGCCGTCGCTTCTGTTGCAGTCACGTAAGCGGCTACAAGTGGGATGTCTTGCGCGGGAACAGAAGGAACAGCTGCGGCTGGCGATACAGAGATGGAAACGAAATCGGCAAGAGACATGGGTTATTCCCCTAGATTGGGTAGTGGTTGTGGGTACCGTCGACGTGAGTTACGGTCAAATCCCCTTGGACGTCATTGATCCAAGGCGCAGTGGAAGAGGTTGTAATGAGCGAAGTCACTGTAATTCTCATTACCGCTCGGTCCAAGTATTTGGTCTGGTATGAGACTGGTATGTGTTGAGCGACACCAGGATATAACGAGATATAAGACAAGTTTAATGTGTCGATGGTTGTCTGAAGTTGGAAGTAATTCGCCAGGTGGGCCAGACGAGCCATGGCGCAGTTGATGCCTGTCGCCGTATGGTTGAAGATTTGGATGTCGAGTTCCAAGTAAAGTTCAGAGGTTGCCGATTGGGTGAGGTTGGTGACACCTACGACTTGAGACCATGACGGTGGTCCGAGTTCCATGCTCGTCACGTTCAACGTCGCATATGTCGATGTGTTGGACAATTGGTTGGGCTCTGTCTGGTTAGCCCATCGGACCTGGTTGCCAGCAATCCCGGTACCTGCGGCGACTGCGGCCTGAATGGCATCTTCGATTTGTGCATATGTCGGAATCGCCATTACACTATCCTACCTTCGATTGAGTTGACAAGTTGTCCTGAATCGATTAAGGTGATGTCCGAGCCCTTACGCTGTTTGGTTTCTTCGGTATCCGGGGGCTTGACTTTGTTCTGTTTGATGAACGTCTTAACGTCATTGATGGCGCGACCTGCAAGGCTGGCTAGGAGAGTCTCGGCGTTGGGGTCGACACCTTTGGTGGCCGCTTCTTTGACGGCCTTAGCGCAAAGCGCTTTGAGGGCGATGGCGTATTGCTGCTTATGAGACTTCAGCGCGGGTTCGATGAAGGGGCGTGCCGGAAGAGTCTCAGTCCCGTATGTATGAATGATGGCGAGTTCGGCATTCGAGATGTCTTCGCCTTGACGTGGATCGGAATCAAAGACACCTACCTGCAACTTCTTGTCAGCAAGTTTGGCGAGCTGCTTCGAAAGTTGAGGGAGTCGATTTGACTTGATTACCATTACGCCGAAACCCCATCCCACACCAATCCGCCGGAAGCTACACTGACTTCATCTCGAAGGGCCTTGAACGTTCGGCCGTAGACGGTTGAGTCGAGGTCTTGGGAATCGGTTTGGGGGGTGGTGTTGCCGCTTGACATCTTGCCCGTGTTGGCGTACGCCGCGACACCAAAGCCGAGAGACTTCAACAGGTGACACGTGAGTATCGCCTGACCCATGTTCAACTTGGTTCCCCATACAGCCGAGTTCATCCTTGACAAACTCATCGCGAGGAAGGTTGTCCAAGTTCCATCGTCTACAGCGGTAAACTCTGTAGAGATGGCCAGGCATTCGGTCTTAGTGATTGCGGCCATTGGGATCCTTTATCGTGCGAAGACTTTGCATCGAGATTTGTTGTTGACTATTCTGCTGACTTGTGATGTTCCACACCTATATTGGTCTGCTAGGTCCTGTAGAGTGTAAGAGCCAGTAGCATATTGCGTGCGGATTTCTGCAACTTCGACGTCTGACAACTTATGCGCCGATGCTTCCCCATACACACCAGATCCGGTTCGAAGTAGATTCTTAGTATTCTTGAGGCCGTTTTCTCTCAGGGTCTTTGCCCCTGTATCTGTCAGATTCTTTCTATTCTCTTTGGCGCTCACTAGGCGAAGGTGAGATGGATTGACGCAACTTCGAGTGTGGCATGTATGGTCTACCATCTGTTTTCTATCTGTAGACAGAAGGTCCACCATTTGCGATTGTAGTGCGAAGCGATGGGCCAATACCAACTTCTTCCCATTCTGAAACAACCCGTATCCACCTTGTGAGTAATTGCCAGACTTTCTCTTGACCGGAATCGTTACACAACCAGTCCACAACCAACAGCCTGTATTCGGTTCATGGGTGATGTGAGAGTTAAATCGTTCGACTTGGGTATTGTTACAATGTTGACTTCGGTTAATTAGCATTCGTCCAGTATACCATGGCTCGATGATTGCCTTGACACTTACCGTCAAGAAAATCACCCAACCAGCAACCGGGAGGAGGGACCGGTTGCGATTGAGGAGAGGAAGGCTGTTGTTTGGACAGCCGATCCTCTACAACTTGGGTCTAGATACCCCCGCTCGCTGGCAGACCGATGCACACCGCAGTCAGCTGGCGGACAATCGTGCCACCCATGCGAACCTTGACTTCATACTTGGTGCTGTTGTCGATATTGTTCACTTGGGTCACGGCGGGCTCAAGAGCCACAACGCGAGCCACGTTCTCGGAGTTCGAGAGGTCGGCCGCAACTAGACGCTGGCTAAGCTTGCCAGCGGTTGCAGTCACGGTCACAGGGGTCGTGTGCATGTAGTTCTCGAGGACTTCCACAATTTGAACGCTGGGGTACATCTCAGCGAACACATTGAGAATCGACTTCGCAGTGTAATCCGAGTGCACAGTCTGGCGAAGCGTCGCAAGGCGAGCCGAGCCGATGAACAGGTGGGTTGCAGTGTAGTTACCATTACTGCCCGTCTTGAGAGCCTCGATCGTGCCAGCCATGTCACGGATCATGAGAGCCGCGGTCTTGGTAGACCAAAGAGCGCTCGTACCCGAACCGTCGGCAGGGATCACATAGCCAGTCACGGAAGCCGCGTTAAGAAGACCAAGACGCGTACCGTCACCAACAAGCGCCATCTTATCGAGACGCTCGACGAGATTGAACTTGGCCTGCACAACGCCCTGACCCTCAACCGGTCGGCCCGTCATAACACTCTGGCGGATCTCTTGGTCAAGAACCTGGAACTGATCGCGGTACTGAACAATGACTTCTGTCTGGTTTGTGCCAGTCAGAGCGCTTGCAGTCAGGGACACGCCGTCTGCCGTCTGGTCGCTCGCGTTGTTCATCGAATACACGGTGAAGCTATAGGTGTCTGCACCTTCGTCGGCGGTCTGTGTGGGAATCACGCTCGACACGAACACCGGGCGCTTGGCCGCGATGAACTTCTGCTCAACCTGGGTCAACTCGGCCGCTGTGAAGAGAGTCGTGTTGTCAAGCTTGACGTTCTTGGGGAGGTTGAGGTTCATCTTCTCTGCAACGTCAACGTAAATCTTCTTGGGTTCCATATGGGTTACATCCTTTTGGTCAAGAATGACAGTACGTTCAACGCAGTCATTCTTGGGTTGTGGTTGGACTGCGTTGAACAAGTCTGAAATCTGTGTGGTTGTAAAACCATCGAGTTTGAGGGTTGGGTGCTGACTGCTAACGACGGCTTTATGGATGCCATTGAGGTCTAGTCCGTCAACCTTGACGTCAAGAAGTTGGGCCTTAGACTTGGCATCGAGAAGTTGAGTAGCAAGAGCTTCCAGGTGGCCAGGGCTAGAAAGCTTGGCGTGTTGCTCAGTCAGCGAATCGAGCTTGGCTTGGAGGTCTTGGAGAGCCTTGTCGGCTTCATCCTTGGTCACCAGTTCTTCAACGACTTCTGGAGGTACTTCGATAGAGGCGATAGGGAGAACATCGCTCTTAGGCTCGATGGTTTCCATACATTCTTGGGAGGCTTCATCCTTCTTGGCCTTGCAAGCGTCTTCTGCATGCTTGCTGGCTTCGATGGCA